TCCATGGTGTTGGCGTACACACTCGGGCCCACACACTGGTATCTGTAACAAATCTTTCTCAACTCTTTGTTGTAGTAATCAATGAGATTTTTCATGTTGTTGATGTTGTTACTAAAGCTATTTGGATCCACGACAATTTGACGCATCAAATCACTGAGTGTCGTCACTAGCATGTTTAACATCATGTTGACCTCCTTCTGCTTGTTAGTTTTCTTCTCTCGTTGTTGCAACTTGATCTTCATATCATCCGCTTGCAATTCGGATAGAAAGAAGCGAATCCTCAGGTCTCTGTTGTCTTGAGCCATGGGTCTGTCCGGATACTTGGGCAACTCTTCCATGTTTATGTGCTGAAGGAGGCGAAGGAATCCGCTCAACACATCGTACTGGAAGGAGTCCCTTCTCCATCGAGAACTCAGTTCATGCAGTGATGGAGCGCCACCACACGGAACATCGTTCAAATCTCTATGCAGAATGTTCAGCTCACGTCTCATGCGAAAATACTCTGGATTGTGAATCGCACCGGTCACGACCCTGCCGGTTCTCCAATCCCATGCAGTATTGCATCCAGGCGCCACACAATACATTTGATTGCATCCGTGAATTTTGAAAGTCCATGCACCGCATTTAACACAACGTCGACTGTCCTCTCGAATGAGTTTCATACTTGCCTTATCCTCCTCTTTGCATACGTGAAGAGCTGGATTATCTCCTTTGAAAGCACCACAGTCCTTACACGTATCAAAGCCGCATTTTCGACACTTCCAATTGTTTGTCAAGAACCCATCACAATTATCCTTCGCACATCGTTGAACGAACTCACGCCTATCGGTTTGCACCTCAACTCGTGTGTTTCCAATGTCGTGAATGGTTCTGTCAATCTCACGCATTTGACGTTTGAGACGCTCCTTCTCCTGTTCCAACTCAATAACTCTCTTTTTATTTTCGCGGCGCTGCAATTCTTGGTCCACGTAAGGTTGAGTCTCGGTAAGCATTGCAGTTTCACGATCAAGCAACACATTTTCCCTGTGACGTTTCCATTCCGATTTTACAAAACTTGCACCAAACAACTGTACCATTGCGTCGTGATTGAAAGGGAGGTGGCAATTCATACACGATGGATCTTCATTCAGTGAAAGTAGCCACGTGCGCGCACACGGCTTACAGACGTGATACTCGCAGAACATACAGCTCGCTAACTGGCTTTTCGTGCAATTGGATAGACAAATGTTGCAATCATGGCGTTCTGGCATCTTTCTTCTCTTTCAGCTAGGCTCCAATTTCTTGTCTTTAAGTGTTCCATCACCAGCTCCTAACTGGTTTTTATCCGTCAGCTCCTAACTGGTTTTTATCCGTCAGTTCTCAACCATCAGTTCCTAACCATCAATTCCTAACCATCAATTCCTAACCATCAGTTCCTAACCTGAGTTCCTAACCGTCAGACATACCTCAAAGTTTCAGTTTCAGTTCCATTTCCAGTTCTAACACGACGTCTCAGAAGTATGTTTTGACCTTTTTTAGACCGTTTTTTAGACCTTTTTTTAGACCTTTTTTTAGTTTTATGAATCTTCTTCCTAATGACACGACAGGTCCTTCGTTATTCCTGTCACCCTGCAGTACAACACTATATTCCTTACCATGACTCTTCCTGCCTGTGAGCAATGAGCCAGTGTGACGCGACTGTGATTTATTCGTACTCAATTTAATAGAATTGGGTGTGTTGTTATCATTCTGCTGTACAGTCTTATATTCATGACTGTTGCGTGTTCTCAACAGTTCGTTTTTCGAATAGTTACTAGTATTCTTACTAGTATTCTTACTAGTATTCTTACTAGTAAGAATACTAGTATTACCTTTTTCCGGCAAAATACCAGGTGTGACAGAGTTGCTACGTAGTGTCCTCATAATGGGTCTGTGTTGGCGCAACTCTGTTTTCCCCCAGGGCCTCCTAGTGCTCGAAGGACCCCCCGAAGGACCCACTAGTGACCTCACTTCTATTTTGCTATCACCAGCTGTGAAAGTGGGCTTTGCATTAGGGCGGACCAATCTTCTACGCATTTGTTGCTGAAATTTAGGAAGTGGTTTTTCATCACGAATTATGAAGGATCTTTTCATATCAAACAACCTCATCAGCTTTCTCCAATCTGTTTTATTAACCATTTCGGGTTTTTCATATTCCTTAAAAACCTTGTGCAAAGCAGCCGCTTTTGTTAAACATCTCATACTTATTCTAAACAACTCAAGCAATCGAGGCCACTCTTCAGCACTGTGAAAAGAACACAACTCAGTGGGAGACTTAACTATATGAGGCCCGTTATGGTTATATGTAATTGTACCGTTTCCAACATTGCATTTAACATCTGAATGATTGTTTTCATCCGAATGTTTATTATTATTATCATAAAAATTTTTATGGAACCAAGAGCAACTAGATATAACAAACCCTTTCGCTTTGTCAACTGTCACATTCACTCTATATTCTTTATAGAAGTATTTTACTTCGCCGTCCACGCGCAAGCCAATGAAAGTTAATTTATTACCACTATTATTAAAAGTAATTTCTTGGCCAAGTGAGGTGTTTGGACTTTTGAAGTTAGGTATTCTAAGGTGGATGGGTAACCACATAAAAACTTCGTCACTTTCATTTAAAAAATATGAATAAACTTTCAAACCTTCTTCAATCAATGTTCCTGCTATGTAGATTGATTTAATATTAGGCTTAGTTTTAGGCAAGAACGGCAAGAATTGAGACGCACACCATACGTTGCCTGCTTCAACAACATGAACACCCAAACAATGGAACTCTTTTACAATTGTACTAAAATACTTTTTACTTCTGTGGTTCATACGTTTAACATTTTTATTCATCAACAAAGTACTATTTTTACCATTATTTCCATTAGTATTATTTCCATTAGTATTATTTCCATTATTTGAATTTTGAATGTACAAAGTAATGTACATAGTTAGGATATTTTGCCATGAAAAAGTGGGAAACAACAATTTCGAAGTATTTTGGCAAGACTCGTAAATTTCAGTTTGCACGAATTTGGTATGTTGTAAGATTGATTCTAAAAATGGGTTTTTGGTCTTTATTTTTAATTTTTGTTGCAGTAACTTTTTACTTCTGTTAAAATCATTGTCTGTACTCCAACTTGAAGGAAAATCATCTGAACTCGAACTTGAATTATTTAATTCAAGTTCGAGTTCTTTCTCAATGCTTTGTTTAAAATTAAATACAAAGTTTGAGCTGAAATACAGTGGATAATTATCCTTGAACTTTAGATCAGCGGGGGAAACTCTTTCCCAATGTCTTACTTTTATTCCACCTAAGTATTTCAAACTACCTGGGACATGTTTGTTCATGTATTTCTCAGGTCGTCCAGTAAAAAACCTTTCTCCTTCTAAGTTATCTCGTGTGACGTAAGGAAAGCCATAGCGAGGCACTTGACGCTTTTCATCAGTTTGTATAAATGAAGAAATGTACAGACGATTCTTATTCCTCTGGTTATTCTGAACTTTTCCATTGCTACTCAGGTACGTGCCGAACCGCGGTTGGGAGTTTTCGAAGTGTTGTGAAGGTGGAGTCTTTATCATATTCGCACCAATTGGTCCAGGGAGCAAAGTTGAACCTTCACCACCGTACAATTGGACTGGCCATGATATTGAAAAACGATCGTTGGTCAGATTCTCTGTACGTACCACACTAAAGGGTTTGGATGACGGAGCGGATCTGTTCCCGTACGCTGGTAGGAACGGGGAAAACACCAGGCCGAATTCTTTGTGAAAAGAACCATATTGAAAGACATTACTACCAATTTCTTCTGCGTCAAGCGTGTCTTTTTCAATTCCAGCTACAAGCTGTAGAAAATCATAAAGTGCAATCTGGTACATGTTTATTGGCTTGTAAGTTTGGTCAAATGCTTTTTCAAATGCGGCACTACTTTTGTAACTTTCCATATCATCAACAAATCCTGATTTGTGGAATGCATAGATTAATGGAAAATGTTTCTTTTTTATTTTATTCAATATTTCTCTTTTCTTATTACGCTCATTTGTTAACATCTTTTTAAGATTTGTGCCATAACGCTTGTTTGTTCTTGCTTTTTTTGCCATTTCTTGAATCGCAAGTTGGCCATGAATAAAATAAGATTTATTGACTTTTTGTGCTATACTTAGATAAGATGCATTTGCATTTATCATAAATTCCTTTCCATTTTCAGTTGTTTTGTAACCTGTGTTTTTATTGTTTTGTGAATCAGAACGATCATAATAATATAATAGATTATACTTATTAACAAGATTTTTGAACGTGTTGTATATGTATTTTTGCTTACTATGAATAAAATTATTTTTCAGTTTAGATATTCTACTCTCGTTGACTACATCTCCACCCCCAATGCTTTTTAAGAATAATAAGTTACTATTTGATGTTTGAAATATTTCATTAGATTCATTTATTGCATCAATAATATTTGAAATGAGAAAATCACATTTTACAATAATGTCGGCATGGGCACGGTTATCATCATTGAAGGATATAAAGTGTTGTATGTTTTCAGATCTGATAATTGAATACCTGGAAAGAAGTTTTAAACATCTAACGTATTTAAGAACACGGGTTTTGTGAGTCAAGAACTTCCTGGATAAAAAGTCAAACATAAATTGTGAATCATCCACAAATATTCCTTTAGATAATACATACACACCTCTTACACGTGCATCTGTTATCTTTTTATTACCTACCAGTTCATATCTGTCGATGTAAGGAGTCATGAACATAGCACTTTCATCACCTCCTTCTATATAAGTTTTGCTCACCCTAATGTTGTTGATTTTAATTTTTTTTTTTATAGTTTCACAATCTTCCTGCAGCTTTTTCAGTAGCAATAACTCTTCCCATTCCCTAATAGCATTATTTTTTGTGTGTGTCAAATGATCTCTATTTTTAGCTGAAGTAACATCAATATTATTGTATTTTACGTTTTTAGTAGATAAGTAATAATAAACTCTAAAATCGAACTCTGCCTTTACATATTCTTTATATGCGCTTATAGCGACATCAAAGGCTGTTTGAATGTGGTCGTTTTGCACATCTCGCTCTAGATTCAGAAGAAAAGCTCTGCCTTCGATCCTTTTTCCCGTGAAATCTTTGAACCGTGATAGTGTTGTTCTGGAAATATTTCTTCCATGAATATTTTTTAAAAGTTCTATCTCAGTATCATTTGAGGGTGTTAATATCAGTTTAGCTTCACCTATTAGTGCCATTAATGACTGGTCAAGCTCTTCCAGGGTGGTTTCCCTTGAAATATTAGCTCTTTTGCTATCGAGATTGTTCAAGTCTATTGAATGATTTGAATTAAATCTAGATCTAACTATGGTGCTATTATTACTTCCAGATTGAAACGTCAAGGGAGAAGCAAAGAATAAAGAAACATGTTGAACAAGTTTTTCGAATCCTTGTGGTGTAAATTCAATAGCATTTTTCCCATTGTTACTGTCATTGTTACTGTCATTTTTCACGTATTGGACGTACTCCAAGTTTGTAGATTTGTTGTTGTTGAAATTTATCAATTTCTTGTTGAAATTGACCTGGTTTATAGATTTGTCGGTTTGAAAATCAACAATACCCTTTTTTTTTAAATCTTGCTTGAGAGCACTGGATTGAATGTTCAAATACGTTAAAAGAAGAGGTTTATTTTTAAAATGATTACTTGAATCATTTGAATTAACAATATGTGCCTGAATGAACTTTCCTATCATGTAGTATTCTGGAAGCAAGTTTCCAAAAATAGGTTTTAGTAATACAACTCCTATGTTTGTCAAAGAGTGAGTCAAGGAGATTTTGTTGTTTCCGAATCCTTCCAATCCAATTATTGCGGGGTGGTGATGAAGTTCAATACCATTTTTCGTTTTTGTGTTCACTGTCAAATATGGGTCTCTTTGTGGGACATTCAAAAAGTGCTTACTACCATTGTTTGACACAACTTGAACACTTCCTCCTTTTGATGTTGTATCCATGAATGCATATGAAGATCGTCTTAGAGAACCAAAATAAGTGTTGTTTGTAAGCAGTTTTTTAGTTTTTTCAATTTCAAATCTCTTTTGAGATTCAGCCGCATTGCTTTTGAAAAACCAACTGATTGAATCGAAAAAACTACCGTAAGCCAAAATTTCATTTTTGACCTGCTCTTTCGTTTGTTCTTTTGAGTCTGCAACTTGCTTGATTAATGCGTTAACATCAAGAATGGAAGTGCTTCTCAAAGACTGTCTAAGCCTTTTTTTGTCTTCAGAAATATCGTTTTTTTGTCTTTTAAACTTATTTGATATAGGAATTTTGCTCACTACATTATTTTTCATTTTTTGGATATCTGATACGACATACATACTAATCTCTGAAGACTGATGTAATAGGGCATAGTGTGCTTTTGCAACATTACGATTGGTATCGGAAACACCTACTTGTACGCCATTATATTTACTTGCCATGAGTTGGCTACTTATTATTTTTGCTTTTTTTTCTGGTGTTTGCTTTACTCTGTTTTTCCGTTTCGGTAACTTGTTGCCATTACTATTTTTAGATGTGACTCTTTTATAATAACCAGTCATTATTAAAAAGAGATAATATTTTAATTGAAAAATGGTTCTACCAAAATGGTATATTGAGTGTGCAGAAGACTATCTCAGTGTTTTACGTTCATATCAAGATTATTCAAAAGCTGAACTTTTCGAAGCAACAAAAAAACAAAGATTAGCAGAATACAAGTTGATGCGAGAGAGAATGAATGCAGATGAAGCAATGACGCTACCGCCCTCCTCCACAGGCCCATTAGCATTATTCCCACTACAACAGTACGACAACTCAATCATGTACAAAGGACACTTCCAGGCGAATAGAATTAAACCTAGTTTCAATACCAGTGGATTTTGGGAAAATGTATTAAAGTGATTGAGAATGATATAGGGTATTAGGAGGAATGAGTGGTCATATATATTGTTTTAATACACACGAAAACCCTAACATCATAAAAGCGGGTCACACTCAACAGGACGTTCAAAAAAGACTTCGAGGGTATCTGGGACCTACAAAACCACGGTCCATAATATTCACACTCAAAGTGGATGATTCCGTGGAAGCAGAAAAAATGATGCTTCAGCTTATGAAACAATGCGTCAGCTTGTTGCAACGCCATGATCTTGGAAACGAATGGTTCGAAACAGCAGGAAATTTCAACTTTGAACAACGTGCGACACATCTTCAAAACATAGCAAAAATTGTTAAAAAAGCATCAAGCGTTCCAAATGGATCAAATGGATCAAGCGTTCCAGACGCTCCAAACGTTCCAGACGTTCCAAACGTTCCAGACGTTGCAAGCATTCAGATTGATCAGCCAATTGTCCGGGAGGCCACCACCACACTGCGCGGCCTCGAAAACTATTTCAAGAAGTTTGACGACTTCGTCGCACAAGAGGCTACTAATATGTATTCGCCACTAACTTTGTTAAGGAGTTACGAAGCATCTACCTTTTGCCCCTATGGTATGATGTGTGCATTTCTACCCTTTCCAGAAGACGAAAGGGTGAAAGTGACGGCACAACGATACGTAGATTTCCTGAGTTGAACCGGGTGCCAGGCCAAGCGTCAATGTTGTATTTTAATTGGTGGAATGAGTTTTTGCTTTAGCTCTTAATTGACTGCAGGTGATTGGTGACAAAATATGCTGATCTACCTTGCAGGCTCCCCTTCCAAGTAACGACGACGCGAGTCTTGCAAACGCCCACGAGGATGGCGTTTGACCAGGTCTGCTTCCTGAAGAAAAATAGGCACCCTTACCTTTTGACAGAATTCTTCTCTGTTTTGAAGCCGATACGCCAGTCTGAATCGAAATTCTCTTGCTATTCTTTATGGGAACACCATAAACTCGACCAAATTCGACTATGTGTCTCGACGGTTTATGTTTATAAGATTTGGGTGTGGGTCTCAATTTGTATACACCTTTTGCCGACTCCTTTTGGCTTTTTCTTATATATTTCTTCTGTAAGTCGATATCATTCTTATTTAGACCGGAATAGTATTTAGGATTTATCTTTGTTATCTTTGTTGACTTCATTTCTATATTAAAAACAAAATCTTTCTGCTTAGACAGAAGACAAATGAATACTATGAATAGTTTCCACGTGAGGGGAGCCTCTAGGCACGATCATGGTCAAGGAGTCTTACATCTTGTGCAGACACCTGACGGGTGGAAACAACGTGTTGTAGATGGGGATTCTGATTTCAAGAATTGTTTGAATTTCGACTATGTATGCAAAGAATCAACAGAAGAGTTGCAATCGTGGCTTAAATGTGACTTGAAAGAAATGAGCCTAACTTCTGCGCCCGTTTTGAATGATGGCCTATCTGTCTGAGCTATCTACTTCTTGGGTTTACGCTTGGTCGACTTCTTGGTTTTCATACGGCGCATAGGACGGCCAGTAAGACCAGTGGCAAGGAGGGGGTCATCTATTGATCGCATAATGACTTGACTGCCCGTGTCTACAATACGCCCGGCAGCACTTGGTAGGGCAATCATCACACTAGTACCCCCCCTGGTGATCGTGCGCGGGAGGCCCGCAAGAACTCCTAGAGGACCTCCGATAACTGGAACTCTTTTCACTACCCGCTTGGTAACTTTCGTGACTGGACGCATAACTCTATTGACTGTGTTTCGTGTTAAGTTTGCAGTTCTCCTGTAAACTTTTTTTGCACCCTTGATTGCATCCTTAGTAGTTTTCACAATCGCCATTGTATATTATATTTTTAGAAAAATGTTTACATTAAGTAATGAAATGACTGATAGCCAAATTTTAACATATGTAACCATAGCCGCATTAATAGGATTCGGTGTCTACAGGAAAAATCATACACCCGTGGATCTCGCGGAATCTTTCTCCAGCAGTGGTGATCCATACGTACTTAGTACTCCTCGAAACGCTCAAACGGACGCGGCTCCACTATTAGGCAAACCAGTCGAACGATCTACGTATCTTGTGGGAAAGCATCATGTTGCTAAGATTGCATTTCAGTTAGAACAGAGTCTGGATTCTAGTGAGTCCATCATACAGGTACATGACTACTCGAACGACCCAGGTGGGGCCGGTATCCAACATACATTTGACGTAACCATATTCAACAGTTCAACCACTCAAGCTCTTACAAAACGAATACAATGCCTTGAAAAGGGCAACTCAGTAGAAATTGTAAGTGAACAAATAATTTCACCTATAACCGGCTCAATAATGACACAGAAAGATATTTTGGATGATGTATCAGACCTGCTTCTGGATGATATGGAGTCAGAAGGAGACGTCAAGTTTGTTCGAGATAAGTATGCATTTGTAAAAAAAGATATATTACCACCTGAACCTGCACCATTAAGTAAAGAGTGCACAAGACAGTTGAATGATGGAAACCTGACAAGTAGGTGCCAAACTCAGTTAAACGTTTACTCACGATCAATGGCAGAGTACAAGAAACAAGTGAGAGAAGCTAGGGAGAAGGGAACATTTACAAGACGTCGTCTAGGATTTGCACCTATGAACGAGCAAATTGAAGATTCTCAGAAATACCCGTTTTCTCATCCACAAACATTCGGTTTCGTCGCACACGAAGACGCACCCATAGATTACTCGTCGATTGGATTGTTGAAGCCTTTGAAAGACGAAAACTTCTTCAATTCTGTTGCAATGGAAAACTCATCACTTGCGATTCAATACGGATAGTTAAAATATACATCACTATACATCACTATAAATGAAAGTAATAAATGTAGATCACACTCCTTACAGTACCAAACCAGAACTATGGGAGGTGAATGATCATCTCTACCTCGTCTATCCACTGACTTTAGTCACCGGAAAAATCACAAACCATCTATGGACGGGATCAGAACTAATCGTACATACCCAAAGAAATTCATACCGAATAGACTGGGCCCCAACACTACGTGTGATGACAAAAGACAATCTAATTTACGAAAGAAACTTGATACGCCCCCCCCCCTTAGTCATTAAATCTGTGAAGGACACCTGGATGAGCCAAACACATCAAACACACACCCAGAAACAGATTTTTTAAACTCTACATGAGCACAAGTGAAATTGTGGGTCTCTTTTATATCATACCAAAGTCTTTTGACATCGTTTTCTTCATTTTTTCCAACGACCATTATTCTACATCCATTTTCCACTATTTTATTATAAACACTTTTGTTTGGTGTCACATCACCACACAAATTCAATTTTTTTATAGAGTTAATGATACTCTTACATTCGCTGTCCACACTTCCAGACACTGAAAGAATACAAACCATGATACTAAACTCATTAATTACTTTTTAACTCAAACTTTAGGTTTCAATACATTATGATCTCTTCATATGTCCAAAGAACTTTCCATTTGTTGAAAACACGTCTTAAGTTAGGATCTGAAAATTCCAAACTTTCAAATTCATAATCTACGGAAGGCTCACTGACCGATTTTGCTGTTTTATCTCCAGTTTTATCTCCAGTTTTATCTCCAGTTTTATCTCCAGTTT